CCTCGCATGCCGCCTCGCATGCCACCTCGCATGCCGGGTAGAAACACACAATTCCAAATGCCATTTTTTGGCTCCCCTTATGGGCAGATGAATCCATACGCAGGGCAGTTTTCTGGCTACGGCGTGCCAAGCAATATGTTTGGCTTTGCACAGCCACACTATCAACCGTATGTGCCACCACCTCCACAGCCTTCAGCGCCGCCTGTTATGCAGTTACCTCCGGGTCAAGGCGGCAATCAAGCGTTTAGTGGTGCGCCAGCGGCCTACACCCCGCCACCTTCCGTGTCTTTTGGCGGAGGATATGGCGGTATTGGTGGGTTTGGTAGATATAATTTAGGTCTGGCTGGTAGCCAGCTTCGTTGAGGTATGACTAATGCCACTAGCCAAAATTCAGTTCAATCCCGGAGTTGATAAGGAAGGGACGGAGTACACTGCTGATGCAGGCTGGTTCGACTCTGACAAGATTAGGTTCAGGAAGGGTCGTCCAGAAAAAATAGGTGGCTGGCAGAAATTTAGCACTGATTTTTTTCTTGGGATTTGCCGATCATTACACGACTGGTCATCGCTAGAATCGATCAAATACATAGGGCTAGGCACCAACCTTAAGTTCTATGTAGCAGAAGGCAGTTCGTTTAACGACATTACTCCTATTCGTGCAACAACTGCGGCAGGCGATGTGACGTTTTCTGCAACCAACGGATCGTCAACGATCACGGTTTCAGATACAGCGCACGGCGCGGTGGTTAATGACTTCGTGACCTTTTCTGATGCGGTCACCTTAGGTGGCAACATTACAGCAACGGTACTCAACAAGGAGTATCAGATTGCTACAGTGCCGGACACTAACAGTTACACGATCATTGCAAAAGACTCCGATGACGCGGAAGTCACAGCAAATGCCAGCGATACTGGCAACGGCGGATCATCAACAGTTGGCACGTATCAGATCAATACTGGACTGAACACGTTTGTCAGCGGTACAGGATGGGGCGCTGGTTCATGGGGCGCATCAACATGGGGCAGTGCAAGTTCCGTGTCAGCCGCAGGTCAGCTTCGCTTGTATAGTCAGGACAACTTTGGCGAAGACCTGATATTCAATGCTCGTGGTGGCGGTATCTATTACTGGGATGAGTCAAGCGGTACAGGCACTCGTGCGATAGAGATTGGCAGTCTGTCAGGTGCGTCGAACACACCAACGATTGCACTGCAAGTTATGGTGTCTGACATTGATCAGCACGTTATTGCGTTCGGTACTAACCCAATTGGTTCGTCGAACATTGACCCATTGTTTGTACGCTTCTCAGATCAACAGAATGCGGCAGAATGGACGCCTACTGCGACAAACACCGCAGGTGGTGTAAGAATTAACTCTGGCTCTCAGATTATTGGTGCAGTTCAAGCTAGACAAGAGATTCTAATTTGGACGGATGTCAGCTTGCACTCGATGCGCTTTGTTGGCTCGCCGTTTATCTTTGAATTTACTCGCTTGAGTTCTGACATATCTATGATCTCGCCTAACGCGGCAGTTAATGCTCGTGGTGCGGTGTACTTCATGGATCGTGGTAACTTCTACGTTTACAACGGCGCGGTACAGCCACTGCCATGTACGGTTAAAGACCATGTGTTCTCAAACTTAAATCAAGACCAAGCGTTCAAGGTGTTTGCGGCAGAGAACAACGACTTCAACGAGGTTATCTGGTTCTATCCAGTAGGCACTGGAGATACTGAGATTACCAATTACGTGTCGTATAATTATGAAGAGAACCTGTGGGCAGTTGGTACATTGGCTCGCGGCACTTGGATTGGCTCTGGCACACGTAGCAAGCCTTTGGCAACAACAGCAATCAACGGCGGCAACAACTACCTGTACGAGCATGAGGTTGGCTTTGACGACGACGATCAGCCTATGACGGCATACATTGAGTCAGGCGATGTTGAGTTGGGTGAGGGCGAATACTTTATGTATATGAACCGCATCATTCCCGACTTTACATTTAGTGGTAACTCGTCCGATGCAACGGCAGACATCGTAATCAAGGGGTCAAACTTCCCGCTTGAGAGTGCAACAACGCTGTCAACGTCTACAGTGACACCAACATCAACGCAGTCGTTCGTTAGAAACAGAGCGCGTCATGCGGTTGTACGTGTTGAAAGTTCGGGGTTAGGTTATGGCTGGCGATTGGGCACGCTTAGATTTGAGATGAGACAGGACGGCAGACGATGACCTCCAGACGCAATACCCCGATGCCTGTACCACAGCAGGAATACAACTACGAAAACGAAGCGGTGTTTCGCCGCACGTTAGAGTTTACATTCCAAACTGTGGAGAACGATGTGCAATTAGCAAAAACCCAAGGCGATAAAGATGGCTCGCTTGCCATGCGTCGGTTTCAGTTTTTGTTAATGGGTGCCTCATGACTGATGTCATTAAGGTACTGGGCCAAGTAAACCCATCAGCTACGACATCAACAACGCTATACACCGTACCTGATCTTACGCAAACCACCGTTAGCTCTTTGGTTATCTGCAACTTTGGCAGTAATCAAGGCACGTTCAGGGTTAGCGTTCATGTTGGTGGCGCGGCGGCTGACAATAAGCAGTTCTTATTTCACACAGAATCTTTGGCAAACCACACTACTAGAACGGTAGTGATTGGTATGTGCCTAAACCAGACAGATGTAATAAAAGTTTATGCGAGTTCGGGAGACTTCGCGTTCAACCTCTTCGGAGTGGAGACAAGCTAATGATGAACCAACAACCGCCTCTACAGGGCATGGCAAACCAGATGGCGCAGTATGGCCGGTATGGGGACTCTATGCTTGTTCACATGAACCCGGCAGAGGTTCAGGGAATCGCGGCTTTATCACCAACAGGATCGCTTACAACCAACCCAGTCACAGGACAGCCAGAAGCATTCTTGCCTTTTCTGGCTCCGTTATTGGGTAGCTTCCTTGGCTCTACTTTTTTAACTGGATCTACTCTTGGTGTGCTTGGGTCTGGACTTAGCTCTGCGGCGGCAGGTGCTATTGGTTCCGGTCTTGCAACTACTGCGGCAACTGGAGATCTTAAAAAAGGTATCCTTTCTGGACTAACCGGCTATGGTGTGGGTCAGGCGCTTGGTGCGGCAAGCGATGCCTTAAATCCAGAAATAGTAAACTTAGAGGGTGCCCTTGAGGGGGCTGGAGATGCCGTTGGAGCGGTAGACACAGCGGCACAGACAGGCGCTGAGCTTGCGGGCGCTCAAGCAGAGCTTGCGGCTATGCCAGATCTTACGGCAACAGCAGACGTAAGCATGGCGGTTCCTCCGTCTGACGCTACCATGGCTGGAGGAGATCTTTTTGGGGCAACAAAGCCCGGAGTAGATCCTGCTAGGATTGCAAAAATGCAAGAAGTTCAAGGCTTGCAGTCGCAGTTTGCTGGCCAACAGGCAAAAGTTGGCGAGCTAAGAGACGCGCTCAGCGCTGAAAGAGCGGCCTTAACTCCTATGGAGAGAGCGGCGGCTCCGTTTGCAAATCCCGGAGCTTTTGGAAAAGCTCTTATTAAGCCAACAAACCTTGCGGCAATTGGTGTTGGCGAAGGGCAACGCGGCGCTATAGAGATGGAAGAGCGTTTTGCTCGTGATGCTAAAAGATTTCAGGATGAGCGCGATGCAGAGTTAGAGCGCGCTCGCCAAGGAATGCGTAGTGCATACAGTCAGTTAGAGTCTGACTATCCCGGCTACAAGATCCCCGGTTATCAGGCTGGCGGGATTACATCTGTTAACCCTAACAACTACATGTCTAATCTTCGTGGTCTTCAGGCGCTCGCAGGAGGTGGGCGCACGGTACAAAATTTTAATCGGGGCGGTCGCACCGCCAGTGACGATTACAACGACTACATGGGGACACGACCAGTGTTTGGCCCCGGCACAGCGGCACAGCGACAAGCTAATATTCGAGGCTCTCAGGTAATATCTCCTGAGCAACTGCAAGGTTATCGCCCCGGTTTTGGTCCAGAGATAAATTACTTCCAAAGACCCAGCCAAACAACACCGCCCGGAACTGGACCCGGAACTGGACCCGGAACCGGACCCGGAGATGGCCCTCCCGGTGGCCCCGGCAGAGATCCGGGTATAAGCTTGCCGCCCGGAGATATCTCTGGTGGCCCCGGAAAAGGCGGGACAATGGGCGGTATAGCTGACTTCGACTACTCGCAGTTTGCAGAGTCAGAGGCCGGTCGAGAAGCTATTGCTA